ACGGCCGACGGCGAGCAGACGTGGGACGAGACGGACTGCCGTTGTAGCTGGTACGAGCCGACGACGCAGGGTGACGACCGGTCTACGCAGAGCCAGAATTTGCCTGCAACGCCGAACGCGAACCGAACGTAATCGTCCGTTTCGGACGGTGACCTGCCCGTTCGGGGGATGTGGGAATGAAGTACTTGTTTATGATGCACTGCAAATGGGCGTCCCGATTACCTGCGGGAATGGGTCCCATTGGCTGTCTGACCTGCGGGAACAGCCTAGTTGACCTACGCCCTCCTACGCCCTGCTACGCCCTGCTACTCCCGGTGGGACCGAACACAGACCGAACGAAGGGAAGATGACCATGACCGAACCCGAGGAACTACCGGCACTAGCCGACCTGCGCGGCACGCTCATGCTTATGCACCTACAGCGTGATCATGCGTTACCGACACTGCACATGATCGAACTAACAGCGGCTATGGACCTGCATGATCGCGCCCACGCCGATCCCCGCGTAGGTCCACAGATTGACCATGTACACGGACGGCCTCGCCATGAGCCGACGACGCAAGCGTAAGCGCGGGCCGACGCCGCCGAAGGCAGGGCGCCAGCAGGTGGCGCAGGAAGTCCCGGCGTGGGCTTATGACCCGCGTCGAGACGGGCCGATCAAGGAGCACTACGGCCACGGCAGTAACCGACCAGCCCAATGACTCGCGAGGACCTGTCATGACCCACCCCGACGCCCCTGCATTGAGGCTCCCTTTGGGTGCCGCGACGGGCCGTCAGATCCGCCAAACCACACTCAGCCGAGAGGACCACGTTATGACCCACCCCGACGCCCCCAGCGGCCAGCCCTACGCCCCGCCGCCCTGGGACCCGAACCGCCTACCCCCGCCGAGCCCACCGGTACTCAAGACTCCCCGGGAGTGGGAACAGATCAAGGGAATCCGTGTAGCCGATCCGGACGGTTGGCGCTCGTTCTCTCAGCTCGGCCCGAAGGACTTCGGCGAGCCTCTCACCGAAGAGGAGTTCGACCGCCGAGTCGCGACCAGCACGGTGGACCATCGCCCTCCGCCCGGCGGTGACGGTGGCAGCGGCAAGAAGAAGCGCCGCAAGTGGCCGTGGATCCTCGGCGGCGTCTTCGCCCTCATCGTCGCCGCAGGTGTCGCCGCCGGGAACACCGCCGACACGGCCCCGAAGGTCGCCCTGCCGACCGCCACCCCCGCCCCCTATCCGACGCTGCCACCCGAGCAGAAGGCGGCCAACGCCAAAGCCTCCACCGCCGTCAAGGCCCCACCCGCGCCCACCGCAGCCGCGCCGACCCAGCCCAAGCCAGCTGCGCCGCCGCTCACCACCGCACAAGCTCAAGCCATCGGCGCCGCCAAGGACTACCTCGCCTTCGACCACTTCTCCCGCACCGGACTCATCCGGCAGCTTGAGTTCGACAAGTACACGCGGGCCGATGCGACGTACGCGGTCGACCACCTCACTGTGAACTGGAATGAGCAGGCGGCGGGGGCGGCGAAGGACTACCTGTCCTTCGACCACTTCTCCCGGGCCGGTCTGATCGAGCAGCTCATGTTCGATGGGTTCACGCGGGCGCAGGCCGTGTACGCGGCGGGCAAGGTCGGTCTGTGATGTCGACTCCGGCTGGTACCGGGCGGCGGCCGGTGCGGCGGGCCGACTGCCCGGAGTGCGGGGCCTGGAATATTGCCCTGACCCTGGACGGGGTGGTGTGGCGTCACCGCGACTACCGGACGGGTGAGTGGTGCCAGGGTTGGATCGACAACCGGCGACCCGAGGAGAAGACGTGAAGCGACTCGCCTACCGGCTGCGTACGCTCGCCGACCGCATCGACCCCGAAGGAGCACCACGGCGCACCAACCTCTCGTTCACCTTCGAGGACTACAAGGGCATCGTCGTCGACATGGACGGGCGCCGTGGCTGCCCGCTCTGGTACTACGGGATGGCCGACTACGAGCGGGCACACGCCGAGTCGCAGATGAACGCGAAAGAGCCGCCTCGCTCTGCCTGATGTGGCAGATGCGAGGCGGCCCGTCTCCGGCGCCGAACACTATGTCAGTCTGGTGGGGTCACGTCCCCACCCCGGTAGCCCCCCTGCTTGGGCTGAACGATCCTCTCGTCCTTCTCGGCGTAGAACGCCTGCTGCACGTCAGCCCGCTTGACCGGGTCGACCACGCGCATGTTGGTCCCGGTGCCGCCGTTCGTCCGCGTCGACGGCGGCAGCGACGACCCGGTCAGTGTCGCCGCAGCCGGCAGCCCAGCGGCGGCCGGGTCCCGCACCAGCGACGGTGACCCAGCGGGACCGACCGGCACTGACAGGATGGACCAGACCAGCGACGCCAGCGCACCGCCCAGCGCGTAGCCAAGGCCGACCTTCCAGTTCCAGTGGAACAGGTCGAACGGCTCGGCGGACACTCCGGACAGGACGAGCCCAGTCGCGGCGCCCTTCAGCATCCGCTCAGCGGCCGCCCGCCAGAACGCGACGGTGAACATCAGGCGGTCGGTTCAGCCGCCGAAGGGGACCCATCCGAACCCGCCGGAGCCGAAGCCACCGGCGGCTGGGTAGGGCCCGCCGGCTTCAGTGAGTCCACGTCGGCCTGCAGGTCGTCGAGCTTCGCCGTCAGATGCGCTTCGTCGTCGCCGGTGATCGCCGCGTTGGCCCGCACCTCGTTGATGAGGGTGTTGACCTTGTTGGCCATGGCCTCGACGGTGCCTTCGAACCCGGTGGTGCCCTTGACCGCGGTCGCGTTGATCGACCGGGCGGCCTTGAGTACCTCGTCCCACTCGCTGTCGGGAACGGTGGCCATGAAGTCCTCCTCGATGTCGGGTGTGCTGAGCCAGTCGTTCAGGACGCGGCTGGCGTCGCAGGTCCCGACGACACCGGCGACGGTTTCCTTGTCGGTGTACTGCCGGGCCACGACCTGATCCCGGGTCCAGCCGGCGCCGATCTCGGCCGCGGTGTCGGCCTGCCCGACCGTGTAGTCAGCCAGCCACAACTGCTGCCAGCCGCCCGGGAACTGGGACGGGGCGATCGCATGGTGGGTCGCGTAGTAGTTGTAGGTATAGATCAGCCCGTCGGTGACGCCCTGGGCGACCGCGCGGGCGACGAACTCGCGGGCGTTGGCAGCGGCCCGGTCCGGGGTGTCCGAGTCTTCGACGTCGAGGCAGAGCCGGTCCCGGTCACCGAGTCCACCGGCGTCCTGGATGACGGCCCAGAAGTGGTCGAACTCGTCGGCGCCGTTGAACTTGGCCCGGGCGAAGTGGTAGGCGACGCGGGCCAATCCGAGCTGCCCGGCCTGCTGCCAGCGGGCGGCGAAGGCGGGGTCGGTGAACCCGGTGCCCTCGGTGGCCTTCAGCGCGATGCGGGTGTGGCCGGCGCGGGCGTAGGCGGCGAGGTCGACCTGGGTCTGGTGGTGGCTGAGATCTGCGAAGACCGTGGGGCTGTCGGTCATGGGACCTCCAAGTCGTACGGTCGGATTTCGTCGGTACGGCGGCGTAGGCTGTTCGGCGCCGGCGTCCCTGCCTACGGCCGTACGGACCCGAGCCTGCTGGCTGCTTGCTCGGTGCCGCTGACGGCCTCAGGCCAACCGTGGGCAGGGGCGTCGCCCTAGCCGCCGATCCCGTGGCCCCACTCGGGGTGCTGCGACAGGAACGTGGCCAGCGCGGCGTTGAGCACCCGGGACCCGTCGACGATGTCCGAGACCGTCGCGAGATATCTAACAAAGGTTCTACGTTCCGTGGGCTCGAGCGTGTTGTTCGGAACAGTGACGACGTACAGGGGCCACTTCCGGGTCTGCGAGACCTGCTTGAACCAGGCGACGACGAAGTCCCTGCTCTCGAGTCCGCCGGGCTGGTACTTCTCCGGCGCCGAGACTCCCAGCAGCCGCAGCTCTTCCTCTTGCCGGCTGCCCATGCCCTGGTCGAGCTCGACCCAGAAGGAGTCGCCGTCGTAGGGGCGGGTCAGCCGCGCCCTGTAGTCGAACATGTCAGCGGTCCGTCACGACGCCGAACTCGCCGTCCTCACGCATCAGCCGCTCGAGCACCTCGGCGGGCACCCACACGACATGGGGATAGTCCTTCCCCCACGAGTTGAGCCAAGGCACCTCGTCTTCGCCGGGCCGCCCGAGGGTGGCCAGCACGTCGTCGATGTCGGTGGCCCAGCGGTTCGCGGCGATGCCGTCGGTGGGATTCGGCTCGGCGGTCCTGAGCCCGCGGACGCGGCGGTGGCCGACGTTGCGGAGGATGTCCAGCCCGGCCCGCACCGACGTGCCCTCTTCGGGTGGGGTGTCGGACCATTCGTCGACGAGCTGCGCCTGCTGGTACAGCCACTGCCCGGCGTACCGGTACCGGTTGAGCAGCGACATCATCCGGGAGCAGCCGAACCCGACGCACGCGCCCTCTTCGCCTTGGTTGTAGTAGAACCACCAGGACGCTAGGTCGTTGAACCCGGCCGGGGCGAGGCACAGGCAGTGCCCGCCGCGGATGCTGGTCAACCGCCCGTCCTGCGCGACCCGCCACCGCCCGTCGCGACCCTTAGTGGGCCGGTCGAACTCGGAGTACCAGTTGATTCCTATCGCCATAGGAACCTTGGTGGGCCGCTCGGGAGCGGCCAGGGTGCGCAGCGGGTACTGCTCGACGTGCTGCCAATCAGTCGGGACCCGCCGGCCAAGGTTGGTCACCCGCGGCTCCGGACGTACCAGCGGGTGGCGCGACCGTCGACGAACCAGAAATGCAGGGCCAGCAGCAGCCACGCGACCGTCACGAGGGTCTGCCAGGTGAAGGCGTCACCGACGTGGACGTCGAGCCAATCCAGCAGCAGAGCCAGGGCGAAGACGATGGCAGCGGCTAAGGCGAGCACCTAGACCTCCGGGTGGGATGATGCGGGGATGAACGAACTGGCGGAGCGAGAGCGAGAAGCAGCGCACGCCATCGAGGCCATGGAGCCGCAGGACAAGATCCGCATGGGGCTCATCTGCGCGTGGCTCTACGGGCAGCTCGGCCGGATGCCTACCAACGTCGAAGTCTTGGCCGCCATACGCCGCCGCGACGAGACGGGTGTGCTGAGCACTCACTGACGCTCATCGCCCGCACCACGGCCCGCCACCACCAGCGGCCCCACCACGGGCGCCTCACGGGCTGGGCGGCAGCTCTCCGAACGGCTTCCCGGTCCGCGGGTTCACCGTCCCCGGGCAGCCCTTCCCGATGAACGCGATCCGGGCGTCCTGCGCCAACTGGACCAGCACTGCAGTGGGTTTCTGCCCGGCCTTCGCCGCCACCGCAGGCAGCGTCGCGATGTCGAACTTGAACAGGCAGTCCGCGCGCACATCCTTCTCGATCTTCTCGAGGTTCTGCTGGATCCGCGCGTCCTGCACGTCGTTCGAGTGACTGATCCGCCGGGACTCACCCAGAGCGCGGAACGTCAACAGGGCGAGGACAACGAAGCACAGCAGGAACGAGAAGCCGACGATCCGCCAGCGGGTGTCGCCGTGCCCGTTGCCGGTACTCACCCCAGCACCACGGCCAGGATGATCAGGCACAGCATCATGGAAAGCCACACGGCGGCCCACTGGTGCCGCACCAGCCATGTCCGCACCGGCCCGCCGGCCATCACGGTGGCCCGTCGTCCTGGCCGTTCGTGACCCGCTCGCGCAGGGCATCCAGGCCGAGTGCAGCCGGCAGCCCCAGCAGTGTGAGATATACGACGAGCAGCGCCCAGCGGGGTTCCCCCTGGTGGAAAAGTGCCTCGTAGACGATCCCCCCCAATCCCACTACCAGGAACGAAACGTCGCGCACCTGCTGCAGGCCGAATCGCGGTCGCCCCACCATGCATTGCACCTCATCCTTCCCAGAAGCTACCCCCGAATCGGACAGACAGGCATCAGGCGGGCCAGGTCGAGACCACCCACTATCCGACGCTGACCAGCGTGGTTCCGTCGGACACCCGCATGAACGACCGGGCCCCCGGCGACCCCGAGATCGCCGTCGTGGTGCTGGCCGGGTCCACCCCCCCGACGATCGACAGGTCGGCATAGGTGGCGTCGAAATACAGGCCGCGCTGCGAAGTGGTGTACCGGCCACCGGAGCGGTTGAACACCTGGAAGCCGTTGATGTTGACCTTGTTGGAGGAAACCTGGATACCGGCGATGTCGGAGGTGTCGGCGATGAGGCTGGCGGCCATGGTCGGGGCGCCGTCGAAGAAGAACCCGATCGAGTTGTCCTGGGCAATGCAGTGCGTGAAGATGCACCGCCCCGACGACGAGTAGAACCCGGCCGTGTCACAGAAGTACGCCTTCACGCCGGTGACCTCGGTGTTACCCCCGGAGGCGCGGACCCCGTAGCGGCCCATGGTGCCGAAGTGGCCGCCGATGATCCGGTAGTCGGAGGCGGCGAGGATCGACACGCCGTCGCCGGAGCAGTTGCGGATCTGGCAGTTGGAGATGATCCCGCCCCGCTCGACCGCGGTCCCGGTGGACGTCGCGACGTAGATGCCGTGACGGGTGGTGCCGGCGCCGGTGAACGAGTTGATCCACAGGTCGGCGATCCACTGGTCGGTGTCCGGGTTCGAACCGGGGTAGCCGGACCGGGAGGTGCCGCCCGCGCCTTCGAAGTACACGCCGTGGGAGGTGCTGCCCCCGGAGGTGCCGTTGCCGTCCAGCCACAGGTGCGACACCCGGATCAGGTGCTCGTCGACCCCGGCTTTCTTGATGATCGCCGGGTCGGTTCCGGCTCCGGTCGACGCGGTCAGGCTGGACGCCTTCAGCCGGGTCAGCGCACCCTGCCCGCGCAGCCACGTACCGGAGTACATGAGCAGCGAGTTGGAGATGGTGAACTCGCCGCCGGACAGCTCGACACAGCCGCGCTGGTCGGCGCCGGTGGGGCCGCCGCGCCCGGACAGGGCGGCGGCGTCGACGAGGGCGGCGTTGATCTGCACCTCGTCGGCGGTGCCGTCGCACACGTAGTCGGAGTTCGCCTGGATCGCCGCTGAGGCGTCCACGGAGGCGACTCGGACCGGGAACGACCCGGCCGTCCCGGACCCGCCGCCGCCGCCGGAGGAGGCGAGGGAGAACGCCGCGTCGGCCTGCGTGGCGGCGGCCTGGATGCCGGACTCGATGTAGGTGAGCCGGGTCGCGGACAGCGGGGTTCCACCGGCGGAGCCGTTAGCCCAGGTCTGCGGGGTATACGCCAAGGCTCAGCCCTTCGGGTAGAGCGTCCGGGATGGGTACAGCGACGCCGACGGGTAGAGGGCTTTAGGGGACGGTGGCCGGGCCAGCAGCAGCGACAGCCCGGCCAGGAACGCCCGGCGGCTGATCACGGCGGGCCGATCGCGACCCAGTGGACCGACCCGGAGATCGTCACTGACGTCCCGGCCGTGTTCTCCACCCGCACCGACGCCGTGGTCGTGGTGTTGCCGCCGTTCATGTACGCCAGCAGCGGAATGTTCGAACCGGACTGCACCGTCATGATCAGCTTCGGGGCAGAGGAGAAGGTGAACCCATAGGTCACGGTCACGGTGACCGCGTTGGTCGCGCTGATCGAGTAGGCCGTCGTCCCGGCCACCGTGCGGGTACCCGTCCCCGAGGTCCCGGGTTGCATCAGGCCGTTCAGGTCCGAGGCTGGCAGTGGGTCGTTCGTAACAAAGATCTTCGCCACGAAGCCTCCGAAGTCGGGTCAGGCGAGCTTGCCGGGCCCGCCGATCAGCGACGTGCCGATGATGAACGGGGTGAAGTCGGTCACGTTGATCGTGGAGAACGTGTACTGCCAGCCCAGCGGCGTGACCTGCTCCTGCAGGCCGTACACGATCAACTGCATGTCGATGGTGGACGGCCCGTAGTCGCGGACGACCCGGATGCGGTCCAGCGGCCGCAGGTTCAGCAGCGTGGCCCACATGTTCTGCACCGTGGCGTCGACGGTGACCTGTCGGATCTCCGCGTGCGGCTGGGCGTAGCGGGACACCAGCCAGGAAGCCAGGGAGAACGCGTCCCCGTCCGTCGGCGCCAGCACACCGACCTGCCCCGGGTATGAGCGGGGCCCGTACTTGCCCTTGCTGACCGCGTCGACCGCGACCTGCTCGACGCCGCCGTCGCGGGTTACGTGGACCTCGTTGTAGACCTTCGACCGCGATTTCGTGATAGCCAGGCTGAGCATGTCCACGTCGGTGCCGACGTCCGACAGCGTCGCCTGCACGGTGGTGGACCGGGTTGCCGTGTAGATGTGCAGCCGGTTGTAGAAGACGAACTTCCCGTCCGGGTCAACCATGACGGTGCCGAGCTCGGAGTCCGCGACCTGCTGCAGCAGCGGCAACGCGAAGTCCCCGTACGCGGTTGCGGACAGCGTCAGCAGCCCGGTCTCGAGCGACCGCTGCGAGGTGGGCCAGCCACCCAGGTCAAGGATCCGGCCGATCCGCACGTCGGAGCGGTCTCCGTCGAACGCCGGTGCTGCCAGCGCGGCGAGCTGCGCCCGACCCAGGTTGTCCAGGCCGTCGACGCAGTCGAAGGTGACCGTCGGTTCCAGGCCGGCGTCGAAGGTGATGTCGTCGACCTGGCCGGAGAACCGGGAGTACACCGTGGTCCCGAACCGGTACCGGATCCGCACCGGTTTCCCCACGTCGACCTGCTCGGCGCCGAGCACATCCGGGAACGCCAGGTCGTCGGGGAACACCGTCGTGTCCGGGAACATGCTCGTCGACGGGAACAGCCCGGTCGGCACGTCCACGATCTCGGCTTGGGTCGGGTCGTAGGCGCCGGAGTAGTTCTCCACCACCACCCGCGCGGTCCCGGGCCGCGCCCCGGTCGTGTCGTCGTCCTGCCCGGTCGTAATGTCCAGGGACAGCACGTCGTCGGCGACCTGGACCCACGACACCGACCCGAGCTTGTCGGGGCCGCCGATCAGTGAGGACCCGATGATGAACGTCCCCGCTGCGGCCAGGTCGGCGGTGGAGGTTGAGCCGAACGCGAACTCGACGATCACCTCGGGGGCGTTGATGCCGTCGAACAGCACGCCGGCGGCCTCCCCGGGGTCAGAAGTTGATCGCTAGTTCGGCTTTGCCGCGTCCCAGCAGCGCCTTCCGCAGTTCCTGCTGCATCGCCGGGGCCAACTGCTTCGCGACCTCGCGGGCGTTGCCCATCACCGGCCCGTTCAGGTTCACCGTCACGTGCAGGACCTGACCGGCTGCGCCGCCGCGGCCGTGCGGGACGACCGTCACCGTCTCCGGGCCGCGCTCGCCGACACCGATCAGCGTCGGCTGCGAGAACACCGTCGGGGGTAGGCCTTTGCCGTACCAGCCGAACTGCATCTCGTGGAACAGCGCTCCCCGCGGGTCGCCGTACCGCTGCCGGATGTACTGCAGACCGGCCAGCGCCTGCACGTTCGGGTTGGACGTCTTCCGCACGCCCATCGCACCCCACGTGGAGTCCAGGAACTGGAACATGCCGAACGCCGTGCTCGTCGGGTTCTGCGCCGTGTTGTTGAACCCCGACTCCCGCATGATCACTGCGCGCAGCGCGTCCCACTGCGAGCCGGTCCAGCCGAAGAACTGCGCGGCCATCCCCCGGACCAGGCTTTCATTACCCGAGTTGGACGAAGCGCCGCCACCGAAGACGTTCTTGACCAGCCCACCCAGCGCGGACAACGCCTTGCTGCCAAGACCCGCGGTAGCCGAAACGATGCCCTTGGAGAACAGCGACCGCAGCGCCCCCGTCATCCCCCCGAACACCTTCCCGATCAGCGCGACCGGGTTGTGCGCGATCATGCCCTTGGCGAGGCCGGCCATCAGGTGCCCGCCGATGCCGGCGAACACCGTCGACGGGGAGTGGATCCCGAAGAACCCCTTCACCGCGCGGACGATCGCCCCGCCGATGTCCCGCGCCCACTGACCGACGCTCCTCAGCGCGCCCCGGGCGCCGTTGAGGAGGCCGACGATCAGGTCCCGGCCGTGGCCCACCAGCCACCCGCCGGCGGCGCGGAACGGCGTGGTCACGGTCGAGATGACCCGTCCCGCCGCGGCCGCGGCCGACCCCAGCCTCGATGCGACGCCACGCAGCAGCCCGCCGACGAACTCGATGCCGCGACGGACCAGCCACCCGGCGGCGCCGACGAACGGGCGCAGCATCCGGGCGATCAGTTCACCGATCTTCGCGATGACCCCGCCGATGCCGCGGGCGATGGCGTTGCCGAGCCCCCGCATCATCCGCTGGGCGCCTTCGACCACCCGCAGCGTCACGAGAGCGAGCCGCAACGGCAGGATCGCGAGTTCGGAGGCGAACCGCGCACCGACGTTGGGGAACACGCGGCGGAAGCCGGTCAGGAAGGCGCGGCCCATGAACGCCAGGGAGTCGCCGACCATGCGGACCAAGCCCTTGGAGAACCCCGCGAAGTGCTCGAGCGCCCAGGCCAGCAGGCGGCCGACCAGCGGGATCCGGGACAACACTTCGGCGACCTTGCCGATGACCCGGGCCGGAGCGAACGCCACCGAGATCACCGCGAACAGCACCAGCTGCCAGTGCGCGGCCAAGCCCTTCAGCAGACCACCGAGGTCGAAGTTCAGGAGGCCAGCGGCCAAGCCGACGAGCAGCGACGGAACCTGCTTACCGACGGCGATCCCGACCCCGACCCAGTCGACCTTCGCCAGCAGATCACCGATCTTCGACGCGATGGACTTGGCGAACGACGTGGCCGCGCCGATCGCGGAGACGATGCCCTGCCCGACGGTCTGCCCGAGCCCGGACCAGTCGCCGGTGGCGAGGCCGTTCTTGACTCCGGTGATGAGGGACGTCCCCCAGGTCTGCGCCGACTTGACAAACGCCTGCGCCACCGGCGTCAGGTCCACCTTCAACGTGGAGAACGCTTTGGAGATCGCCGGCAGGCCGGTGTCCCTGACCCACGTGGCCAGGTTCGTCACCGCCGTCGTGGCCTTGGCGACGTAGGTGAACACGCCGCCGGTGGCGGGGATCTCACCCCTCAGCCCGGACTTGATCGCCCCGGCGAAGTTCGACACCGCCGTGATGCCCGCATTGACGGCGGCGGGCAGGATCTTCGACAGCCAGTTCGCGGCCTTGTCGATGATCGGCAGCAGCGCCGTCCCGATCGACTCCTCGAGGTTGCCGAAGACCACGCCGAGCTTCTGCGTCGCGGTCGCCCCGGCTGCCGCGGAACCGCCGAACTCCTTGTTCAGTTCACCCAGGATGATCTTCTGCGCGCCGAGGACGTCATGATGTTTGACCAGCATCGCGATCTGCTTCTTCTGACCCTCGTCGAACGTGACGCCGACCTTCGTCAGCGCCGTGATGCCCTTCAGCGGGTCGTTGAGGGCCTTCCCGACCTGGATGCTGGCGGTCTTCAGGCCGTCGGTGGTGACCGCGCCGTGGTTCATGGCCGCGGCCATATCGGTCACGGTCTGGGTGGCCTGGTCGAAGACGTTGTTGCCCTTACCAGCCTCGTTGCGGACCCGGGTGAAAGTCAGCAACAGGTTCGCGCCGGACTGGATCGCCTCGTCGTCTACGCCGACCTTGTTCGAGATCGCCGTCGCCAGCGCCCCGACCTGGGACGCGGAAACGTGGGCGACGCCGCCGGTCGACTTGAGCACGGCAGCGGTCTGCGCGCCGGTCTTCTGCGCGTCCCGGGCCTCCCCGACGACCGCCTTGAACCCCTCGACCAGCCCACCGATCCCGGCCGCCCCAGCAGCGAACAGGGCGCCCTTACCGACGAGACCGAACGAGGAACGCAGCCCCCGGGAACCGGCCGACACCACCCCGAACGCCTTGGTCAGCGCACCGGCCTTGCCCGCCGTCTCCTCCATCGCCCGGCCGACAGCCTTCGTCGGACCAGTAGCCCTGTCCCGAGCCAGGTAATCGAATGAGACGGTGTTACCCATGCGCCGCCGCCTCCTTCTGCCTGCGCTCGTAGTCGTCGGCGGCGCGTTTCATCCAGGCGATGTCAGTCAGCAGCAGGTCGTCCCAGCGGTCCGCGGGGATCCCGAACAGAAGCCAGAACAGGTGCGAATACTTCACTCGGTCGGCGTCGAGCTCCCCGCCGGCGGGTCGGCGGCGTCCGTAGGGTCCGGCGTCTGCTCCTCGACCGGCGGGATCTCCTCATCCTCGAGGAACTCGAAACTCCCGAGCGCCTCGTCCTCGAGGTCTTCGAACCTCAGAGTCGGGTCCTGCCGCTTCATCGCCACCCACACGAGGCCCTGGACAGCGACGACGTCGAACTTCTGGACCGCCTCCTGGACCTCCGCCAACGTCATCTTGGTCTTGCCCTGCAGGGCCTTGCCTTCGGCGAAGGTCAGCTTCGTGTCGTCGAACTCGTACTTCACGCCGTTGGCGACGAACCTCATCGGCCCTCCAGTTCGTTGGCGATCCGGTCGATGGAATCGACGAGCTCTTCCCGGACATGGCGGGCACCGCGGCGCATCGGCACGTCGAACCAGCCCGGCTTCACCTTCTGCTGCACCCACACCTTCCGGTTCCCGAACACCGGGTGCCGATCCCGGCCCTGGGTGTCCAGTCGGGCGTCCATGCCGGTGGCGGTGACCCGCACCGACGGGTTCGCCCCCGTGCGGATCTTGGTGCGGAACTTCGACCGGGCGACCCGCTCGTTCAGGTGGCCGCGCTTGGGCAGGTTCTCCCGGGCGTACTGCCGGGTCTCCGCGATCGCCGGTTTCGTCGCCGCCCGCAGGGCGCGGTTCAACTCCCGGCGGATCGACTTGTCCCCGACCCGGCGGACGTCCTTGGCGACGTCCCGCAGCGCCTCGGCGCCGGCCATCCTCAGTTCGAGGCTGCCGCCGATCGTCGGGCCGCGGCTGAGCCGTCCAGTGCGGCGGCGGGGCATCGGATCACCCCGTTCCCGTGTATCAGGTGAGCCCGGAGGTGCATCATGCGGACATGCTCGATTGGTGGCTCAGCCTGTTCTCCGACCACGGCCTCATCGGCCCGCTGATCGGTCTCGTCATCGCCGCGTTCGTGGTGCTCCTCGTCGCCAACGCGATCATCTGGCCGATGGCCGGGATCAAGCACCTGGCGACCCGGAACCGTTCCTAGATCGCTCCGTTCGCGATCTCGACGAGCTTCACCTGGATGACCGGGTCGACGTTGTTGGAGTAGGCCTGGAAGCTGATGTCCTGCCCGAGGATGTCCGGGCCGTCCACGTGCACCGAAGCGGCCTTGATCTTCACGGCCGGGAAGATGAACGACATCAGGAACGGGTTCGGCCCGGCCGCCGTACCGCCGGCGTCGTTGCCGTTGGCGGAGAACTTCGAGAAGTCCAACTGCAGCGCAGTCGTCGCACCCGACTTGAACACGTCGTAGAACTCGGTGCGGGTGGTGAACTCCCCGGCCAGCGACCCGGTGATCGTCGGGATGTCGTTCTCGATCTGCTCCTTCTTCACCCCGGCGTTCCCCAACCCGCGCCGGCCGTCGGCCAGCGGCGTGCTCCCGGTGATCGTGATGCCGGTAGCGACGGTGGTCACGGTGGAGCCGCCGGTGATGGTGGTCTCCCCGGCAGCCGTCGACGGAGTACCGCCGATCTTGAAGTTGGTCGCGTGCTGGAACGCGAACACTTCGGCCCCGGTCGGGTAGGACGCGGTCGCCAGGGCGGTGGCGGTGTCTTCCTGCCAGGCATCGACGCTGAGCTTCAACTGCGCCAGGCCCTGGTCCTGGCAGGTGAGCTCCCACTGGCTGATCTTCACGCCGCGCCACGTGTAGGGGCGGACCGTGGCGTCGGTCTGCGGCCGGCCGACCTGCGCGGACAGGCCGAGGCCGGTCTTCGACCCGGGGGTGTGGATCTGCTTGTACGCCGTCGTCGCGCCGATCACCGTGCCGGCAGTGACGGTGGAACCGAGGGCGTTCTTCCACCACACGCCCATGCCGCCACCGGTGGTGAAACCGCGGTCGGCGACCTTCAGGGTGATGTCCCCGGACACACCGAACGCGGTCTGCTGGACCCGGCCGACAGACACGTACCCCTGGCCGGCGCGCAGACCCTGCGCCTCCTGCCAACCCGGGTCGAAGTCGAGGCCCTCCGAGTCGTACTCGTAGGCAAGAGTCGGGGTGACCTGCGTGCCGACGGTCGTCTCCTGCTTGACCATCAACTGGGACGAGAGGCCTGACCCATACGCGGGCATGTGCTACTCCCCGTTCTCGTCGTCGGCGGCCGGGACCACCGTCGGATCGGCCGGTTCCTCATCGGCGGGTGCTGCCGCCAGCCGCTCGATCAGGTCCCGCTTCGTCCCCGACGTCGGCAGCCCCCGCGCCTCGGCCTCGGCCTTCAGCTCGGTCAGGGTCCGCGGGTCGCCGCCGGTGACCTTCCACACCTCCGGATCCCAGAACCGGAGGTTCGGGTCGAGCAGCTCGTCGGCCACCTCGACGGTCTCCCCGGCGGCGATCTGCCGGTCGAGCGCGGGCACGTATCGGTCGTCGGGCGAGGTGTTCTTGATCGTGCCCACAAGCGCTCCTAGATCCGGGCGTGGCTGACTGAGACGGTGAACGGGATGCGGCACTGCAGGCCCGCGCTGGTCTGCTCCTGGTAGAACTCGCCGGAGGAGAACTCGGCGATCGCCGGAGCAGCCAAGCCCAGCGCGGACAGGGCCGAGTTCCGCAGCGTCGACTCGACCACCCCGAACGTGGTGAACACCGAGGCCCGCTTGTCGGCGATGGTGATGTCACCGGAGAAGGCGATGACGCAGCAAAGGATGTCGAACGACTCCTCTTTCCGCTGCGCGCCCAGCCCGATCCAGTCCTGGACCCAGTTCTCCACGGCCCGCATGTCACCTTCGGGGTCGCCGTCGTAGCCGACGCACACCGCCACCGGGGGCACGTCACCGACGATCTCCGGGCCGTCGAAGACGACGTTGGCGCCAAGGGCGCCCTCCAGCGCGGCGACGAGTGCCGTGAGCACGGCCGGGACCTGGCTGGTGATCATCCGCCGAACTCACGCTGAAGTCGGCGCAGGATGATCCGCTGCGCATTGAGGAGATCGCCGCGCTGGACGAGGCGCCGCAGTTTCCGGTTCCGCCAGCGGCGGATCATGCGATGCCCGACATCAGGTAGGGCTTCTCGAGGTCTTCAGCCCGCAGGATCAGCAGGAAGTCCGTCGAGTCCACCCCGACCGGCTCGTCCGTGGACGCCGCCCCGATGATCTGCGCCCCACCACCGCCGCCGCGCTGCGTCGCCGCGTAGTGCATCACTCGCAGCAACCCCGCCTCGACCAGATCCTGCGGAACCGGGCTCCGACCGGCGACGTAGGTGACCGCGAAGACGCCGTAAGTGAATCCGGGCGCCGACGACCCGAACGGCCACGACACCGAGGGGCGGATCTTCCCCGCCAGCCCGTTCTCCACGAACCACTGCGACGTGTCCACGGTGACGCCGTTCAGCGTCGCCGACGTCACCGACAGCACCGGCAGTTGCTCCGCCGGCCGGGTCTGCCCAAGCATCAGGTAGCCGGGATGCCAGGAGTGGTAGCCCTGCGGCCAGCCGGTGACGACCTCGGTGACGGTGCGGGGGGCGATCGCACCGACGCGGCGTTCCTGCGCGGACACCGCGGCGGCGATGAACGCCTGGATCTCGTCGTCGGAGGTGGCTGACGTGTTCAGTCGCTGCCGCGCGTCCGCGAAGGTGATATGCGAAGGCGTGAACGGGTCCACGACTTCGAACGCGGCCGGCGGGGACACACCGGCCGCAGTGCCGGAGGTGATCCACGCGTAGGCGTAGTGCCCGAGGGTCGTCACGTCGGACGCCGGCACATCCACGTGGTACTTGCCGGTGCTGTCCAGCGTCGGGCTGGAGTAGTCGGCGAGGAACGTGCCGTCCGGCTTCTTCACCCGCAGCAGGATCGTCCCCGGCGTGGTCAGCGCGCCGGTGGCGTCGCGGACCTCGGTGGAGACCCTGACCGGCTGACCCTGCGCGTACCGAGCCACAGGGCCTCCCGATTCAGTTCAAGGGCACCGGCCCCACGTTGTGCGACCCGCAGTCCAGGCAGGCGAGGGCGACGCCCTTGCCGTGCTTGCCGTTGCGGAGCTGCAGGTTCTGCAGGCGGTTGTCTGTGACGTCGCCGTTGATGTGGTGCACCGTCTCGTGTCGTTCGAGAGGGCGGCCTAGGGAGTGCGCCATGACGAGGCGGTGCTCGAGCACGTAGCCGGTGACGGTGGCCATCGCCTGAGCGATCGGGTCATCGGGGTCGGCGTGGAGAGCGACGTAGCCGCCGTTGTTGCGGACCCGTCCGCCCTTCCAGGCGTTGTCTCTGAACTCGACCCCTGCCGCCCTGAGGATCTTCCAGATCAGCTGGGGGTTCGCCTGGAAGGACTTGCCGATCTTGTAGATGCTCTCGCCAGCTTGGTACATGCGAGCCATCTCTTGCTTCTGTTCGAGCGTGTAGCGCGACCCGACGCGCTCGAGCGCGGTGGGCGGGACCCAAACCTTGTACCGCTGAAGCATCCGCTCCACGGTGCCCTGCGAACAGCGGAACCGTCGCGCGATCTCACTCGGCTTGGAGCCTGACCTATAGCTAGCGAAAATTGCCTCACGGTCCTCGGGTGTGAACCCTTGGAATCTGCGGGGCCGGTAGACCCCTCTCCGCGTAAGCAGAGACACGACCGCGCCATGGCTGCATCCGTACTCACGCGCTAGCTGATTCGCCGATTCCTGCCGGTAGCGACGAACGATCTCGTCCTGCTGCCGCACCGTCAGCTTCACCTGGGAGCTCATGCCCCCAAGTGTAAGCTATGCGGCCAACGGTGACAGACTAAAGGTAAAAGTCGTGACTGATAGAGTATCGCCGTTGGCGACCGTCTTCGAGGCGGTCAGGGCAGCGGAGGCGTAGAAGGTGCCCGCCGAGCTGGCCGAGAAGATCGCGACGTGGGTGATCGTGTCCGCACCAGTCGCCGTGCCGGAGACAGTGGCGGTCAGCGACATGGAGCCAGAGGCGGCGGCGGCGAACGACATGGACTGCCGAGTCGCGAGGCCCGTGGACACGGCGGTGGTGCCGGAGGCGCCCGGGTCGGCCGTGTGAAACTCGAGGAACAGGGTGGCTGGGGCGGTGAACGTGGTGCCGTTGCAGCCGCCGCGCATCGAGTTCAGCCAGGCGTTGGCCAGGTTCGTCGTGGACAAGCCAACAGCCATCTCAGGCGTCCTCTCCTGCGGTGGTGAACTCGGCCGCGCGGGACTCGAGGTGGGCGAGCAGCTTCTTGCCGGTGACGCCGTCGGCACCCTTGAGCTTCTCCGGGCAGGACTGGGCCCGTTCGCTCTCGATCGGCGAGCTCACCATCGGGCAGCCAGCTGCGGCGCAGCAGTCCAGGTGGCGGTCTGAGGTCGACGTATCGGTCAGTTCCCGCATGAGCCGGGCCCGCTGGTCCGCCGGGGCGGCGTCCAGCACCTTGTTCACGATGTCCTCCGCCGGGGCCGCCATGATCGCCTGCCCGGGGACGGAACCGACGAGCCCGTGCCGGGGGTGATCGTCGACTTGGCCGCACAGGTCACAAACCCGCAGCGGGCGGTCCCCGCCGATGTTGCTCACGATGGCCCTCCTCGGGCGGACGTAGCGGTGATGGAGGCGACCGGGGCCGCGGTAGCGGTGAGCGTCGAAGTGGTGGCAGCTGAGGACGTGAGCACACCGACCGTGAACCGCGGGATGATCGCCGCGTCCACCACCAGCGTCGCCAGCACGGCGAGCGCGGCAGCAGACCGAGCGGCGAGCGTGCCTGCGGAGCTCAGAGTGGCTGTGACGGCCAGCGCGGCGGTGGCCACAGCGGTGAGTGCGGCAGCCGGGCTCAGGGTCGCTGTTGCGCTCACAGCCGCCGCCGCTACCGCCGTAAGGGCAGCGGTCGTGCTGAGCGTGGCCGTGACCGGCAGGCTGACTGTGGTGCCCGAGGACACGGTCAGCGTGGCTGTGACCGCGAGACTGGCCGCGGCGAGCTGCGTGGACACAGCGGCCGGGGTCAGGGTCGCCGTGGTGGCGACACTCGCGGCGGCCGGTTGGGTCGTAGCGGCGGCTGCGGTAAGAGTTGCCGTAGCAGCGACGGAGGCCGCTGCGACCGCGGTGAGCGTGGCCGCCGGGGCGAGCGTCGCCGTCGTAGCGATCGACGCGGCAGCTAGTTGGGTGGTGACAGCCGCTGGCGTCAGCGTCGCGGTGACGGCAAGAGACGCCGCCGCCGTGAACGTCTGCGCCGAGCCGGGGCCCAGAACCGACACCCGGAACGCGGCGTAGTCCACCGTTGTGGACGGGGTCGGCGTGTCCGGCCCGGACGCTGCTGCCGGGCCCGGGATGGTCTGCGTGGCGACTGTCTGGAAGGCCCGGTTCACCGCGCCGGTCGAATTGACCTCGCTGATCTTCGTCAGCGGCGCCGCCCACGTCCACGTCACGTCGGTGGTCGTGGTGCCGACCTGCCCACCGACCGCAGCGACAACGAGGGTGTTCGCCACGGACGGGGTCAGCGCAGGCACCGTCACCGACGACGTCGGCGACCCAGCGGAGCCGCCCGTACCGGCCAGGTCGAAGCCGCTGTGGTTCCGGACCGTCACCAGCGTCACCGCGTGCCGCTGCGTCGCCGCGAAGGTCGCGGTCACCGACCCGGCGGTGATGTCGCCGGAGGTGAGGACCTTCGTCAGCAGCGTGACCGTCGCCGTGTTCAGGCTGGCCACGATCCGCTGCTGCTGTGTCAGCCCGAGCGACGTCGAGTTGATCGTCTGCGCGCCTGCCTGCGCGACCCACATCATCAGCAGGTCACCGGCGACTGTGCCCGCGTCCCAGGCGAGCGCGGTCGTGGTCGTACCCGAGCCGGTCGTCGTGGTGGGAGTGCCGACCACGTAAGGCGGGGTCGCAGCATCTGTGGCCAGCGTCGCGGTGACGGCGATCGAGGCGCCGGTCGCCGGGCCGGCGACCACCGACAGGCTCGCCGTCGTAGCGACTGAGGCCGCCGCGAGTTGGGTTGAGATGGCCGCGGGGCTGAGAGCCGCCGTGACAGCGACGGACGCTGAGGCTGGCTGGGTCGTCTGCGCCGTCGCGCTCAGGGTCGCCGTGGCTGCGATCGACGCTGCTGCGATCTGGGTCGTCGCCGCAGCCGCGGAGAGCGTCGCCGTCACCCTGCCGTCGGAGATCGTCGCCGGCGACCTGGTCCTGATCTTCCTGTACAAGGAGTCCACGGCCGCAGTCACGCCGCCTGCGGGGTACACCCTCGAAACCACCGCGGCGGCGACGAACC